AGTTCGTGCGGGTCGTGCTCGGCGCCCTCGCCGACGAGCCCGCGGCGCTGGCGAAGGTGGCGGCGGCCGTCGAGCGAGCGGCGGCCGAAGGAGGTGGACGGTGAGCGAGGTGGACAGGATCTCTCTGGCGATCGTCGCCGTGTGCTTCGCGGCTGTCGTGGTCCCCGTCGCGGGCGTGTTGCTCTTCGCGCGCGAGCCCTCGTGCGGCGACTACGTGGCCGCGCCCGGTGCCACGTGCCGCGACGGGCGCGCGCTCGTCGTGGAGAGCGGCGTTGCCGTCTGCCGCTGCCCGGTGAAGCCGTGACGCTCTCCGCCGGCGCCTCCGCGCTCGCGCGGGAGTTCCTCGCCGCCGCGAAGGCCGCGCAGGCGGGGGCCGCGCTCGGCCCTGGCCTCACGCTCGAGCGCCTCGTGACCGCCCCCGAGCTCGCGGCGTTCAACGCGAGCCCGGCGCAGCGCGCCTTCATCCGCGCGGCGGACGGCGAGCCGCTCGCGAGCGTCCTCGACGACGAGCGCCTCAAGTTCCACTTCGGCTCGTGCGAGTGGCCGGACGCGCCGCTGCGCCCGCGCATCATCATCGCCCGCACCGGCGTGCGCGCGGGCAAGAGCCTCCTCGCCGCGATGGGGCTGCTCAAGTCGGCGCTGACGTGCGAGCTACGCCGCGCGCCGCTGCCGTCCGAAGTGCCCGACGCGGACGGCAAGGTCGGCGTGCGCCCGGGAGAGCGCGTGCGGGCGCTGCTCGTCGCCCCGGTCGTCGATTTGACCAAGACGCTCTTCGCGCACCTCGTCGGCACGATGCTCGCGAGCGCGAAGCTCCGCGGCCTCATCGTCGGCGAGCCGGGCAAGACGTCGATGACGATCCGCCGCCCGAGCGACGGCGTGTGCATCGAGGTCGCCTGCGTCGCCGCGAGCCCGGGCGGGACCAACCTCCGCTCGACGTGGGTGGCCGGCGCGGTGTTCGACGAGGCTGACTTCTTCGACGCCGAGGACGCGGCGATCAACCTCGACGACCAGATCGACGCCGTGGCGACGCGCCTTCTCGCGGGCGCGCAGGCGTGGGTGGTGTCGTCGCCGTGGGCCGACGAGGGCCCGTTCCACGCGCGCTTCACGGCGTCGTTCGGCAAGCCGGGCCTCGGCCCCGTGCTGGCGTTCCACTCGGACTCGCGGTCGATGAACCCGACGCTCGACCGGGCGCTCGAGGAGAGCGTGCGACAGAGCGACCCCGACAAGGCCTCGCGCGAGTACGACGCGCTGCCGGTGAGCGCGGGCGGGTCAGCGTTCTTCCCCGCGCCCGTGCTCGCGCTCGCGGTCGACGAGGAGCGCCCGATGCACCTCGGCCCCGCGCCGGGCTACGCGCACACGGCGGGCGCCGACCTCGGGTTCCGCAAGAACTCGAGCGCGCTCGCCATCGCGCGCGGCGAGGACGGCTGCGCGGTGCTCGTCTACCACGACGAGAGGCGCCCGCTGCCGGGTGCGCCGCTCGTGCCGTCCGAGGTCTGCGCGGACTTCGGCGCGACGTGCAAGAGCTACGGCGTCGAGAGCGTGCGGGGCGATCTCCACTACGCCGAATCGGCCCGCGAGCACTTCGGCAAGCTCGGCCTCGTGTACGACGACTGGAACCCGTCGCAGGCCGCGCAGGCCGAGGCGTTCGCGGCGGTGCGCGCGCGCATGGCGGAGGGCAAGGTGAAGCTGCCGAACGACCCGCGGCTGCTCGCGCAGATCCGCGCGGTGAAGTCGCAGCCCGTCCCCGGCGGAGGGACGCGCATCGTGCTGCCGAAACAGGGGCGCGCGCACGGCGACGTGCTTATGGCTGCCGTGCTCGCGCTCGCGCAGGTCGACGCCAGCGCAGGCGCGCGCATCCCGCCACCGCGGCCGCGCTCGAACCGCTGGGGCGGCACAGGCCGCGGCTACGGCTGAAACCACGCCGGCGCCGCCGGCAGAGAGGACCGAGATGGAACCCGAGATCGACATGGTGGACCCGATGGCGACGATCGCCGAGCTCTCGCGGAGGCTCTGCGAGACGAACGCGAAGCTCGAGGAGGCGACCGAAGCGCGCTCCGTCGCCGAGCGCGAGCGCTCCGCCGCGATGGCCGACGCCGAGAAGGCCCGCGCCGAGCTGCGCGAAGCCTGCACGCTGCTCAAGTCCTACGTCGACGACTACGTGGCGACGCCGACGCACCAGCGCGCGCTGCGCGCAGGAGCGGCGCTGCAGCGCGCGGCCGCGCTCGTCGGGGGCGCGTCGTGAGGGCGCGCATCGGGCGCAGCGGACTCACGCTGTGGTCGTGGCTGCCGTTCACGATGTGGGCGATGGGGATGCCGCTGTGAGCACGACGAGCAAGGTCTGGGAGCACATCGGCGGGGCGTCCGTCGGCGTCTACGACAGCGATCGCCACCTCGCGCTCGCGGCGGGCGACGACGATCCCACGGCCTGCCGCTGCCGCTGCGGGCAGCCGTTCACGTTCAACCACGCGCTCGGCGCCAGGGGCGCGTACGAGTGCAGCGCGGGGCATGTCGCGTGGCGCGCCGTCGACGGTGCGCTGCTCTACGAGCGGTGCACCTGCGGCGAACGTATGGAGTACACGGTGTCTGTCCCGCCGCTCGGCTCCGCGCTGCGGAAGCTGCGCTGCCCGAAGTGCGAGCCGGTGAAGGCCGGCAAGCTCGAAGCGCTCGTCGGCGCGACCGCGACCTCTGCCGCCTACGTGGACGACGCCACCGCCATCAAGGAGTTCATGCGCAAGCGCACGGAGCGGCTCGACGCCACGACTTCGCCGCTATCGCAGGGGCTCACGCGCGCGATGGACCAACTGTCGGAGATGGCCGAGCGCGCGAATCGCGAGCGGCGCGACCGGACGCAGTCCGTCGGCCACTGGGGCGTCATCGTCAAGCCCGACGGTTGGCGCTGCGACTGCGGCCGCGGCGTCCTTCGCGGCGAGCGCGCCTTTCTGCGCCCGACGGGCCGAGGCTCGTGCGCGACGGCGCACTGCCCAGCGTGCGTGCGTGCGATGAACCTCGCCACGGCTCGCGCCGCCGAGGCCACGCCGCCCAACGTGCGCGGCTTGCTCTCGTTCGGGCAGAGGCGCGGCCCCGCGTGGGAGCGGTTCCGCGTGGCGCTCGCCGGCGAGGTCGAGCGGTGCAACTGCCGCCCCGAGCCGGAGGTGCTCACCAGCGCACGAATCGAGGCCATCGCGCGCGAAGTGGTGAGCAGGGACTAGCGCCGACGCGCGGCGTGGTTAGGCCGTGAGAGAGCCGCACAGCGCGGCAGAGACGAGGGAGACATGGCGACGAAGAAGGCGGCGAAGAGCACGGCGAAGCCCGCGCGCGAGATTCCCGTGCTCGTCACGACCGCGCACCGCGGCGTGTTCTTCGGGTACACGACGGACCCGGACGCGGAGGTCATCCGACTGCGCGCGTCGCGCCTGTGCGTGTACTGGAGCGCGGAGGTGAAGGGTTTCATGGGACTGGCGGCGATGGGCCCGACGTCGAACTGCCGGATCGGCCCCCCGGCGGACATCAAGCTGCGCAACATCACGGCGGTCGCGAGCGTGACGCCCGCGGCCGTGACCGCGTGGGAGGCCGCGCCGTGGCGCTCCTGAGGGGCAGCGAGGCGGATGTGGCCGCGCTCGGCTACGGCGACGGCGACGGCTACGGCTACGGCTACGGCGACGGCTACGGCTACGGCTACGGCTACGGCTACGGCGACGGCTACGGCTACGGCTACGGCGACGGCTCCGGCTACGGCGACGGCGACGGCTCCGGCTACGGCGACGGCTCCGGCTACGGCGACGGCGACGGCTCCGGCTACGGCTACGGCGACGAGGCCGACATCGTGGCGTGACACGGTGGGCCAGTGCGTCGGGTGTACGTCTCGACGCACTGGCCGCGAGGAGAGGGAGCATGCACGACGACAAGGTGAAGGCGGCACTCGCCGCGATGCGGGCGCGGTGCGAGGCAGCGACGCCGGGACAGTGGGTGGTGCGAGGCCAGCGCGTCGAGTCGATCGCGGAGGTCGCGTACTGCCCCATTTCGTGCGCCGCCACTAGGAATGCGTCGCAAAGCATCGACGCGTACGAGGCGGAGGCCAACGCGCGCTTCACTGCCGCTGCGCACACCGACGTGCCGAAGCTCATCGCGGTGGCGGATGCGGCGCAGCGCGCCAGCGAGGCGGAGCGCGTGTACCGCGTCGCGAACGACAAGTACCGCGCCGCGCGGTGGGGCCGGCTCACGTTGGATACGTCGGTCGTGGCCGAGGCCAAGGCGGCGCACGAGGCCGCGCGCAAGGAAGGCCGCGAGGCCCGCAAGGCGCTCAAGGCCGCACTCGCCGCGCTGGGGGAGCCGTGAGCGGGCGTGTGCGGTGGTCGCAACGGTGGCACTTCGCCGCGCTGCACATCGGTGAAGACCGGTTCCACCAGGTCATGCTGAGGGACGGTCGATGGCGGCCCGTGTGTGAGCCATACCCGAACCCGACGTTCCGCCGCCGCAGCGACGCCAAACGGTGGCTCCTCGCGCGAGCCGCGGGGCTGCCGTGCGTGCCGACGGCGCGCAGGCTGCGGGGGTGGCGGACGGTCCGCGCGTGGCGGCGCGGCGACGAGACGATCGGGGTGCGGGAGCGCAACAAGAGGATGCCGCGATGACCCGCGCCGATCTCCTCCCGCTCCTCCGCTGGGCGCTGCGACACCCGTGCGAGGCGGCGCGCGAGCTGTTCACGCGCGGCACGACCGGGCTCGTCGAGGCGTGGGAGATGGCGGAGCTTGCGGAGATGGTCGCGGCGTTCGAGGCGCACCGTGAGTCCGAGCGACGCGAGACGGAGCAGCGGGTCGCGGCGGCCGCCGACGCCATTCGCGCCGAGCGCGTCGAGGTCTACATCGGGCGGCCGCTGTTCGCGGTGAGGGTGTGCGGCGAAAGGTGGAGGTGGAACTGATGAGAGTGACGCTGCCGCCCTGCGACGATCTCCGCTGGTTCTGGTGCGAGGCCGAGGCCGCCATGGGCCGGCGCTCCGCGGGGACCGAGCCGCATGAGGGCGGCGGTGGCGGCGCACCCGATCGCGCGATGACGGACCGACGCATCCGCGCGACGACGCGGCACCGCGACCTCCGCGCGAAGCTCGGGCGGCTCACGTCCGAGCACGTCGCGGTGCTCGCGGCCGCGTACGGCCCGCAGCGCCCGCCGGCCGAGGCGAAGCGACTGCTCGGCGACCTCTACGGCGTCGCGCTCCTGACGCGCATCGTCGTCGACGCGGCGACCACGACGGGGCGCACGCGCGAGGCGTGGCTCACCGGCCAGTGCGTGACGCAGACGAAGGCGAAGCGCGAGACGATCGCGCGCGTGCTGCGCGCCGCGGAGCGGCTGTTCGAGCCGGCGTGGGAAGCGTGGCGAGAGGTGGTGAGGCCGTGAGCCGCCGCAGCGTCAAGGCCGGCCTCGCGCGAAGGCGCATGCAAGCCGAGCAACGTGAGCAACGATGGATCGCGGCGCTTGCGCAGGTTGGCTCACGGCCGCTGTCGCTGCGCGGGATGGAACCGTCCGACAGCGTGCCGGGGCTCGTGTGCGAGGTGGTGTACGCGCGAGAGGTGAGGCCGTGAACGCGCCGCGCCCGCGCCTCTTCATCGGCGGCCGCGAGATCGCCATCCACGACGCGACGTGGAGCATCGACTACGGCGACGTCGCCGAGGAGATGCGCGCGAAGGTGCACGGTGCGCTGTCGTCTGCCGGCGTCGACGCGGACGCCATCGTGGGCTTCATGGTGCCGACGACGATGGCGGTGCACATCGAGCGGGTGTGCACGCCCGAAGACGACGCCGCGTGGACCGCCATGGTGCGCGCGCTGCTCGGCTCGCCGCGCCGGCAGCGCCGCGCGCTTGCGCGCATTGGAACCGTCGGCAGACGCGGCGCCGTTCGCGTCGCCTGCGAGGAGACGATCGGATGAGCGAAGACGCCGACGCCCTGCGCGCGCGCGTGGCCGAACTCGAGGCCCGCGTTGCGCGCCACCCCGCGACCGCAGACGAGCGCGACCTCGTCATCGGCGTCAAGGCCATCGCCGACGCGCTGCACGCGTGCGCCGACTCTGTGATGCGGTGGACGCACCCCGGCTACCCTCGCCGGCTGCTCGCGTGGATCGACCACGCGGGCGCACTCGTCACGACGCGCGCGATCATCGAGCAGTGGCGGTACGAGGGCCTCGTGCCGTACGCGGTCCACGTCCGACAGCGCGAGGCGCTCCGCGAAGCGCGCGGGCAAGGACCATCGGAACGGGCCAGAACGAAACAGCACGCGAGGCGCAAAGCGTCCTAGAAACAAGCCCACCGCGCGGCGCATTTCAGCATACGAGCGGCTCGCAATCCCCCGCGCGCGCGATACGTTAGGCATGCTGGCAGCGCCGCAAGCGCAGACCAGCGACGCCGCGTCGCACGGGCCCTACGGGGAGACGCGAGCGGCCACGGGGCGCCGGCCGCCCCGATCTGTCACCGTGGCGCAGCCCGGTAGCGCGGCGGCCTCATAAGCCGCAGGCCGGTGGTTCAAGTCCACCCGGTGACCCCAAGCGCTCGACGCCGTCCCTTCCTCCGACGTCGGGCGCTGTCGTGTCTGGCCCCGAGCACGCGCGGTTCGCCGCGAGGGCCGCACCCCGGTGCTTGTGCCTGGCCCGTCGCGGGCCTCCGGCTTCAAGGCCGGCGGCGCTACAGCGATGTGGCCCGTCCTTTCCCCAGGACCGCGGCGGCCCGTGCACGGGTGCGCCTCCCTGCCGCGGTCCGCCTCTACAGCGCGCTCGCGCGCACACCGAAGGAACAGCCATGGCCACTCCCCAGGGCGAGACCCTCTCGCGCGCCGTCGCGCTCCGCATCCACGCCGCCGTCGCGTCCACCGCGGCCGTCACCGCCATCCCCGCCGAGGACCGGCAGGACGGCATGGTCGTGCAGGTCGTCGGCGGCACGCTGTGGACCTACAACGCGGCGAGCTCGACGGCCGGCTCCGGCTCCGTGCTCGTGCCCGACGACAGCCCCTCGACGGGACGCTGGCTCGCGCTCTCGGTGCTGAACGCCGACCTCGCGTCGAGCGCGAACGGCAAGGGCGCGGCGCTCGTCGCCATCGAGGACGCCGGCACGCTCTACACGGCGACGAACGTCGAGGCCGCGCTCGCCGAGGTGAAGGCGATCGCCGACGCTGCGCAGCCCGCGGCGAAGAACCAGGGCGGGACGCTCACGCTCGTGAGCGGCACCAAGACGATCAACACCGGCATCACGATCACCGCGTCGTCACGCATCCTGCTGCAGATGACGGCGCCCGGCGCCGGCGCGCTCGGCGACAAGCACAAGGTCACCGGCAAGACCGTCGGCGGCCCCGGGACGGGCGCGTTCACGGTCACCGCGATCGCCGCGGCGGACGGCACGACCGTCGCGACCGACGTGAGCGTCCACGACTACGTCATCGTCGGCTGACCATGGCGCGCCCGACCGGACTCAGCGTCGACCGCCTCGCGGCGGTGCGCACGATCTCGGGCGAGATCGCCGCGGACTCGGCGACGCTCACCGACGCGAACATCGACCCCGACGACGGCATCAACTGCCTCGGGTTTCAGACCCTGTGGGTCGGCGTCGAGATCGCTGGTGGCTCGGGCCCGACTGCGGCGCTCGAGGTGCTCGTGCGTGACGACGCCGCCGCCGACGGCGCGCGCTGGAAGAAGCTCCTCGTCGGCGCGCCGGATGGCGTGACGCTCGCGGCGGCGGCCAGCGCCAAGACGCCCGCGCTGAACGGGACCTCGCTCTACGAGGTTCGCGTCGAGGGCCGCGCCAAGGTGTTCCTTCGCGTCGACGCTGTGACGAACGCGACGGGGACGACGGCCATGACCATCCTCGCGATGGGCGGCAAGCCCCGTCTCGCGCCGTCGCGCTGGGCCTGAGGTCCACCATGGGCATCTGGGACCGCCTCCGTTCGGCGCTCGGGAGCACGCCCACGCCGGCGGCCTCGACCTACAGCGGGTCGGCGAGTCCCATCATCCGGCCACTGCCGCTGTCGCTGCAGATCCAGCGCATCGGCGGCAACGTCACGCCCGCGCAGGTCTCGGAGATTCTGCGCGAGGCCGACGTCGGCTACATGTGGCGCCTCGTCGACCTCGCGAACGAGGCCAGGCAGAAGGACTGCCACCTGCAGAGCACACTCTACACGCGCGAGAGCGCGGTGGCGTCGCTCAACTGGGCCATCGCCCCAGCGAAGAAGCCGGGCCGCAAGAAGCCACTCGCCAAGGACGCGCGCATCGCGGCTTTCGTCGACGACGCGCTCCGGCAGACCATCGCGCCGGCCGGCCTCGCCGGCGATCTCGTGGGGTTCCAGGACGCGATCGCGCACCTCAACGGCGCCGTCTACTACGGGCACAACGTCGTCGAGACGATGCTGACGCGCACGTCGGCCGACTTCATCGTGCCGGTCGGCTTCTCGAAGATCTCGCCGCGCCGCTTCCGCTACTCGCTCACGACCTCTCGCCTGGAATGGTGGGACGCGAGCGGTGGAACCGGTACCGGCGTCGACCTCATGCGCGCCTACCCGGGGCGCTTCATCCAGCACCAGCCGCGCATCACGGGCGACGTCCCGTGCCGCGAGGGCCTCGTGCGCGTGCTCATGTGGGCCGCGCTGTTCCGCAACTGGGACATCCGCGATTGGATGACGCTCGCCGAACTGGCGTGGAAGCCGTGGCGCACGGGCAAGTACAAGAAGGGTGCGAGCGTCGAGGACATCGACAACCTCGAAGCGATCTTGGACGCGGTGAGCTCGTCGGGCGTCGCGGTCTACCCGGACACGACGGAGGTGCAGGTCGAGTGGCCGAAGAACTCGCCGTCGAGCGGCAGCACGCACGGTGAGCTCGCGGCCTTCATGGGCGCCGAGATCAGCAAGGCCGTGCTCGGGCAGACGCTCACGACCGAGGCCGGCGCGCGCGGCGCCCGCTCGCTCGGGCAGGTCCACGACGAGGTTCGCAAGGACATCCGCGAGGCGGACGCCGTCGCGCTCGCGGCGACCATCCGCCGCGACCTCATCGCCCCGCTCGTGCGCCTGAACTTCGGACCGAGCGCATCCATCCCCGAGTTCCGCTTCTTGACCGACGACGCCGTCGACCTCGTGTCGTTCGGGCAGGGCGTCAAGCATCTCCGCGACGCCGGTGCGCGCATCCCGCAGCGCTGGGTCCGCGACCGCGCCGGCATTCCCGAGCCGAGCGGCGACGAGCCCTGTCTCGGCGACGTCGACGTCGACCTGTCCGATCTCGACGAGGCCCCCGATGGCAAGGCCGACAAGGAGGCCGCGTAGCACCGCGGCACACGACGCATGCCCACCCTTCGACTCGCCGCCGTTGCCGTACGAGACGAGATCGGTCTCCACGAGCGATCTCTCCACATCCGCGCCATCCGAGAGCCGCTGCGCGAGGCGGACTTCGTCTGCTCGACCGACGCCATCGACTCGTACGGTGAGATCGTCGAGCAGGACTGGGACCTGAGCCGCTACCTCAAGAACCCCGTGGTGCTCTTCGCGCATCAGTCGCGCGAGCTGCCCATCGGCCAGGCGAAGAACGTCAAGGTCGAGAACGGCGAGCTCGTCGCGACGCTCATGTTCGCGTCCGAGAAGGCGAACCCGCTGGCCGAGAACGTGTGGCAGAGCGTGCGCGAGGGCGTGCTCCGCGCGGTCTCGGTCGGCTTCGACCCGCACGAGGTGCGGACCGAGAAGCGCGACGGCGTCGACGTCACGGTGCTCGCGAAGAACGAGCTGTACGAGATCTCGGTGACGCCCATCGGCGCCAACCCCGAGGCGCTCGCCAAGCAGCGTGCGAAGGCGATCGAGACGGCGCGCGCCAAGGCAGCGCCGAAGGCCACCCCCAACCCGCCCGCCACGACTGGCGCGAGCACGGGAGCTTCCATGAACACGAAGAGCAGCAAGGAGATCGCCGCGGCCGCCATGAAGCTCGTCGCGGACGAGTGCACCAAGGCGATCGGCATCTGCGCCACGGGCTCCGACGACGAGGTCAAGGGCGCGTGCGAGGCGGTCGTCGCGCGGTGCGAGGAGTGCATCGCGGAGTGCAAGGAGGCGCTCGGCCTCGCGATGGAGCCGGGCGAGAAGTCCGCGCTCACCGCGGCGCTGCGTACCCTGCGCGCGACCGAGGCGACCAGCAAGGCGCTCGAGTCGCAGAACGCGGCGCTCGTCGCTCAGCGCGATGCCGCGACGGCCAAGGCTGCGGAGCTCGAGTCCTCGCTCGTCGAGACCGAGGTCTCGGCGCTCGTCGGCGTGAAGATCACGCCGGCCGAGAAGCAGGACTTCGTCGAGCTGGCGAAGAGCAACCGGCCGCTGTTCGAGCGCATGGTGGCGCAGCGCGCGCCGCTCGAGCTGCTCGGCGGCCCCATCGTCCAGCCCGAGAAGGCCCCGCCGCCCGCCGCGTCGGCGCCCGCGGGCGACGGCCTCGCGGCCATCGTCGGCAAGCGCCTCGCGGCGTCGTCCGACGCGGCCGCGAGCGGCGACGATCTCAGCGCGGCGGTCGCTCGCTGCGTGGCGCAGTAGCCCTCGGCCTGACCGGGGACGTCACACCAACCCTTCTCACCTACAGCCGCAGTCGTGAGGGCGCCAATCGGCGCCCTTCGCGTTTTGTGCGGCCAGGAGTCCAGTCATGGCCACCAGGGCACTCAAGAAGCTCGACTTCGCGCACATCATGACGTTCGAGGTCGCGGCCGCGCAGACGGTCACGGCCGGCAAGACGGTCATCTTCGACAGCGACGACCTGACGATCAAGGACCCGGGCGCGTCGAGCGATCTCGTGGTCGGCGTCGCGCTCGGCACGCCGGGCACGGTGTTCGCGGCCGGCGCGAAGGTCCAGGTCGTCCTCTTCGCGCCCATCGTCCCGATGGTCGTCGGCACCGGCGGCACGACCCGCGGCAAGAAGCAGGTCGTCGTGAGCGACGGCGTCACGGACGCGGCCGCGAACGGCGGCGGCACCACGGCCGTCGAGACGATCGGCGTCGCGATGCAGACGGGCGTCGCCGGCGACGTCATCGGCGTCGCCATCGGCCTCAACTCGCGCGTCAAGGCCTGACGCACACCCCCCCCAACAGCCTACTGCCACGCACGCAGACGGCGCCAGTCGGCGCCGAGTCCGCTGCTGGCTCGGAGACAACCATGTCGGATCTCAGCTACGCGGACATCGTCAAGTCCCAGCGCTCGGAGAAGAGCATCTCCTACGAGCGGTTCATGGGCGCGGTGAAGGGCGCCCTCTTCTCGGCCGACCCGTCGGAGATCGCGGCGGTGAAGCGCGACAACGACGCGCTGCTCCGCCTCAAGGACGTCGGTCCGACGACCGTCCACCAGAACGCCACGCTCTCGACCATCTCGGTCCAGTACGCGAACGAGGAGTACATCGGCGAGCAGCTCCTGCCGGTGGCGCCCGTCGGCAAGAAGAGCGACGTCTTCTACAAGTACGACAAGCGCTCGCGCATCGCGTACCCGGACGACACGCTCGGCGCGCGCGGCCAGGCGAACGAGGTGAGCGACGGCCGCTCGACGGACTCCTACGCGTGCGCGGCGCGCGGCTTCGAGAACTACGTCGACGGCGAGACGATCGAGAACCAGGACGCGCCGCTGAACGAGATGGTGGACCTCGTCGAGGCCATCAACGAGGGCATCGCGTTCAAGCGCGAGCAGCGCATCGCGACCGTGATGACCACGGCCGGGAACTACGGCTCGAACACGAGCGCGGTCGCGGCGGGCTCGCGCTGGGACACGGCCGGCGGCGGCAACCCGATCAAGGACATCCAGTCGGCGATGAAGGAGATCTGGCAGGGCCGCGGCCCGTCGGACCTCGTCGGCTTCACCGACTACGACACGTTCCTCGTGCTGTCGCGGCACCCGGCGATCCTCGACCTGTTCAAGTACGGCGGCATGACGCCGGGCCTCGCGTCGGCGCAGATGATCGCGTCGTTTTTCGGCATGTCGAAGCTGCTCGTCGGCAAGGCGCGCCAGGACACCGCGAACGAGGGCCAGTCGGCGAGCTACAGCCGCATCTGGACGAAGTGCTTCGGCATCGCGCGCGTCGCGCGTCGCCCGAGCATCCGCACGGCGTCGTTCGGCTACACGTTCCGCCACGGCGCGCCGTACACGATCCAGTGGTTCGACCCGCGCGCCGGCAAGAAGGGCGGGTTCTACGCGAAGGTCACCGTGAGCGAGGACTACAAGGTCGTCGCGAACGACACGGCGTTCCTCCTCACCACGCCCATCTCGTGAGCCGTCGAGACCGCGAGCGCAGGGCGGCTCCGGCCGTCTCGGACCACGCTGCGCCGGACGTGTCGACGCCGAAGGCCATCGCGCCCGAGGCGGACGACGCACCGGCGCCTGCGCTCGCCGGTCTCGAGCTTCACCGCGTCGTCGCGCCGAACGTGGTCGCCAGCGGCACCGCACTCGACGGCGCGACGCGCACCGAGTGGCGGGCCGGCGAGGTGGGGTCGTTCAGCCGCGCCGACGTCGGGTCGCTACCGGGTGCGTTCGAGCCCGTCGAGGCCCCATGAGCCACTACATCGACGAGAGCGACGTCGCTGACCGCCTCTCCGCGGCCACGGTGCGCGCGATCTACGACGACGACAACAACGGCACCGCGGACACGGGGCCGATCGCGCGCCTCATTCTCGACGCCGAAAGCTACGTCGAGGGGCGCGCGCTCCGCGGCATCTACGATCTCGTCGCGTGCCGGGCGAACCCGCCGAACGAAATCGTGCGGCTCTGCCTCGACGCGGCCGAGATGTACGCGGCCAAGCGGCACCCCGAGTACGTGCGCCGCGACTGGGAGCCGCTCAAGAAGGCGCTCGACGCCGACCTCGACGCGCTCCGCACCGGCAAGGCACGACTCGACGTCGTGTCGACGCCCGAGCCAGCCAAGAACGAAGGCGGAACGGTTCGGTCCGGCGACCCCGCGAACCCGACGCCCCAGGCGAAATGGTTCGCCGACGGCACCGGCCTGTTCTGACACGGAGGCACCATGCTCGACGTCTCGGTGGAGATCGACCTCTCCGACCTCGAGCGCTGCCTCTCGGCCATCGACGGCGAGCTCTCCGCCGGCTGCCGCGCTGCCGTACAGGCGGCCGTGGTCGAGGCGCCCGCCGAGGCGCTGCGCGCGCGCACGTGGCGCAACCGCAGCGGTGAGGCCGAGCGCCTCACGCGCGGCTGGATCACCGGGCTCACGACCGTCGGCGCCGAAGGCATCGTCGCGAGCGACGCGCACTACGCGAGTTACCTCGACGCGGGCACGCGCCCGCACCTCATCAAGCCGCTCGACTACCACTGGGGCGCCGGGCGCTACGTCGTGCCGCGCTCGCGCGTGACCGGCAAGAAGGTCCGCGGTGTGAGCTTCGGCGCTGGCCGCGGCAAGTTCCTGCGCTTCATCGGGGCAGGCGGTCGCGTCGTGTTCGCGCGCATCGTGAAGCACCCCGGCACGAAGGGCGACGGCTACATGGGCGCGGCGTACATCAAGGCCGAGCGCGTCATGCTCCGCGAAATCGACGTGGGCATCGCGCGCGCGCAGGCGGTGGCCGATGGCTGACCGGTTCGGCGCGCTCGAGCTCCCGCTCGTCGTCCCGTCCGCCGGCCACCAGCCCGGCGACGCCGCGCTCGGGCCGCTGTCGAGCTTCTGCGCGGCCATCCTGAACGCCTACGGCACGACCGCGTGGCAGTCGGTCGCGCCCGGCATGCCGTGCGTGAGGCAGACGTTCACGCACGACCCGACCGACTACGTGTTCAACGAGCGCGACCTCCCCGCGCTCTACGTGACGCGCGCCCGCGGCAAGGCCGAGTGGCTCGCCGACGACTGGGCGATCTCGCGCGACACCATCACGGCGTGGTGGGTGTTCCCGCCAGCGCAGCAGGCCACGCAGCGCGTCCGCGACAACATCACGAACGGCGTCGTGCGGCTGCTCCAGGCGGCCATCGCGCGCGGCGCGGACCCCGCCTGGCAGTGGTCGGGCGACGCGTCGCCGACCTCGGCAACGCTCGCCGCGGCCCCCGCCGCCGTGCGCCTGTCGCACGCAACGCCGACGAGCCCGGCCACGTACTCCGGCGCGGCGCTCGACGGCGCCATCGGCGCGAGCACGGTGTCGCCTCCGCGGCCCGTCACGCTCACGCTCGGCGGCGACGCCGACGCGTGGACGGCCGGGTCGACGATCACGGTCAACTACCTCGACCGGCTCGGCTTCGCGCGCGCGCAGAGCTTCACCGTCGCCGCGGTCCCGCACACGTTCACCACGAGCTACGACGCGACGGCCGTCGAGAGCATCGACGTCGACCCGCAGGCCGGGGCCACGGGCACGCTCTCGGCCGGGCTCGGCGCGTACGCGGGGCACGGCTCCGCGCTGCTCGCGATGACGGGCGCGACGTGGCTTCACCTCGACGATTGGAAGGACTCGATCCTCCCGATCCAGATGGCCGGCGGCGGCGAGACGCGCAACTACGACGCGCTGGAACTGACGTTCTCGATCGTCGAGAAGTACACGATCGACACGACGAACACGGCTCGATTCACCGCGCAGAACGTCGCCGGCCACGGGCCGCTCCTGACGCTGACGCGCGACGACGGCTCCGCGATCGAGTCCGTCGACCTTCCGACTTCCTGAGAGGCACACCATGGCAATCGCTCCCGGCACGCGGACGCTCCGCGTGGTCGCCAATCCCTTCTGCGCGCTCGACGAGAACGGCAACCCGAGCGGCGCGGTGCCGCTCGACCCCGACACGGCCGGCGGCGCCGAGCGGTACATCGGCGCGAAGCGCACCACCAAGACGCTCGTGCGCTTCGGTGGTGTCGACCCGGCCGGGCGCCCCGTGCGCGACCCGCGCGGAGCGGGCCTCTTCGAGACCACGTGGACCTTCTCGGCCGAGCCGGTGACGGTGCACGACACGGCGTACCACCGCCAGCGCGTCGCGTGCGGCGAGGTGTTCCCCGCGGACCGCGACTCGGCCGACGCCCTCGGCGTGCCGTTCGTCGAGCCCGCGAAGGCGCTCGCCGCCGCCAAGGCGCTCGCCGCCGCGCACTACGCGCAGGCGCACGGCGCCCCGCCCGCGTGGGCGACGCAGGACAACCC